TTGAATTGCGGCGCGGCGAATTGCCCGGATTCTTCGAGAATATCCATGCAGCGGGTGACGGTTGGTTTTACGGCGTCAATTTCCAGCCGGCCAAAGGCGCCAGTGTCTTTCTGGAATTCCCGGACCCGTTCAATGACTTCCGTGGCGGTAAGCCCCACCTGCACTTCCGGCGGCAAGGGGCTGTCAAACAGAATTTGCCGAATGCTGGTTTTCAGTTCCGCTTCCATCATTTGGGAAATGTCAAACCGCGCGGGCATTTCCAGGGCCTTCAAGCTCTGGCCCATGGGTCCGCCATTGGACCGCACCGGGATCAGCGCATTGGGCTGGATTTTCACCGCGTCCACATTGATTACGCCATCATCCATGACTGTCCACATGGGCGTGACGGCAAAGCTGGCGCTGATCAGCGCCAATTCGCGCAGCTTGTTCAGGGTGCGGATATCGGGCAGCGCCATGGTCAGCGGACCCCGGCCATAGGTTTCGCCCGGCGCCTTCATCCAGCGCGTGATGACCCATGGATTGGTGCGGTAATAGCGCTTGACCAGTTCGGTTTTTGCATCGCGCAATAGCACTTGAAAACACCATTTGCCTTCTTCGGCGTCATAGGTGGTGCATTGCAGCAACAGAATTTCATCTTCCGGCGCTGTGCGGATTTTTTCGTGAATCTCGCGCGGCAGGTTTTGGGCGTCCGGGTAGTGGCGCTTGATGTTTCGGGCCGCGATGCGCTGGCTGTAGAACACGCCTTCGATCACACCAAAGGGGCCTTCATCAAAGGCAACCAAGGCAGCCGGCACGCTGGTAAAGCGCAGCAAGGGGCCGTGGCTGCGGCCTGACGCAAGCCTGCCATTTTCGATCAGAATAGCCGAAACGCCAGCGGCCAAATCATGCGCGGCTTCGTGCATGCAGGGATCGAAGTTGGATTGGCGGATATGCTTGAAAAGAATCTCCGTCAGCCCTTGCACTTCTGCCCGCAAGCGCTTGGTTTCGTCTGTGTCTTCAATGTCTTCTGGCAGGGTCAGTTCTGCCCAGCGCTGGCCCGGCGGAAACAGGGCATTGCAAAGCCGGGTGGCAAAGCGCGCGGTCGAAAGCATGGCCGTGCTGTCATAGACTTCTGAAATGCGTTCCTGGCCGTAGCCATAGCTGGACCAAGCATCGCGTTCCGGCATGGCGTAGCGGTAGCATTCGCGCATGAGCGATGCGAAGGCATCCCGCTTGCGTTCGGCAGTCTGCGCGCGCTTGATCAGCGCTTCGGGTTCCATAGACATGGATCAGGCCCCCAGCGCGGCTTGCATTGGGCGCGTGCCGTCTATGATCCCGACTTCATCCAGCAATAGGGAATTGCGCCCCGCCATGCGGGCAAGCCGGGCGCGGCGCGCTGCTTCGGCGGCGGTTTCCCCGGCATTGATTTGGTCTGCCTGTTCATTCAGCAAGCGCGCCTGGGCGGCCTGGGCGGCAAGCTGTTCTGGCGTGGGTCCGGGGATGGCGGGCATTTTGATGCTGGGTAGCGGGTTCCAGCGTTCGGTCATGTTGCCAACTGCACGCAGCGGCTCGCCAAAACGCCAATCAACTGCTTTTTCGATAGGTCTGAAGATATTTCCAAAATTGAAACGCATGATGGCCCCCTTAGCTGTTTGCGGTTGGAAAAACATGGCTTGCGCCAGCGCGGCGCAAGTGGCGGTAAAGCTGGTGCGGCGTGACAATCCAGGGGCGGCCAATGCCCAGCAGCGCCTTCACGAATTCCACGCAGGACATTGGGCCGCGCATCATGGCCTTTGGGGGCGGGCGGGTTTCGTCCACCAACAGGATCAGCGCGCCATGCTGTTCCTGCAAATTGCGCGCGCATTGGCCAATGCTGACATTTAGAAACTCCACCCGCGCATAGCTGCCAAGGTGTTCGGCTATCAGCGTGCAATCCGGCCCGGCATAGCGCAGCAAAAGGCAATGCCGCCAAGCGGGATGCAGGCGGCGCAGATACCAAGGCTGCCGCAAGCCATTCATTTGCGTTGGAAAGCACACAAAGGAATAGCTCGCGCCAGTGAAATCGCGGCTTGGCAGGGCGGGCAGTGTGATCATCGCGGGCGGAAGGTGGTGGCCATTTCGCCACGCTCGGGCGGTGCCTGGCGGTGATTGGCCGCGCCCGTCCGGTCATGCTGCGCCTTGTATTCCAGCAACATGGAAATTGCATTGGCTGCGGGTTCCTGGCCAAACAGGGCGGCGCGGCGCTGTAGCCAATCATAATGCCGCAAGGGCAAGCGCAGCTCCACCGTCACAAAATCCACGCCTTCTTGCGGCTGCGGATCCGCAAGGGCTTCATCATTGGGTTGCGTCGGTTCGATATTCAGGGGCATGTCAATTCATCCTTTGGGTTGCGAAAACATTGATCTGCGCTGCGCGCAGAATAGGCCTTGTTGCCTGGGCGCGCTTTTGGCCCCGGCCTAGGACTTCGTGATAAGCGCCACCATCCAGCAGCGCGTATTGATCAGCTTCCACCAGGTGCGATGCCCAATTCTTGGCGGGCTTGGTTTCCTGCCGCACCGTGCCGGCGCTGCGCACAAGCGGGTAGAAGTAATCGCGGGAAAGGGCCTTGCGCGTCAGCGTGCAAGATGGGTCAATCAGCAGGCCCGGCACGCGGCCATCAATCAGCCGCGTCATGGGCAAGCGCAGCGCTTCTTGCCGGGGGGTCGGGTCATTGGTGGGCGCTGGCGCCACGGCGATATTGGCCACGCGCGCAACCGTATCAATCCAGCTTGCTTCACCCGCGCGGGTATCCGCGCCATGGGCGGCGGACGGATCGGCATGCGCGCGAATGGCCAGCCCGCGAAAGCGGTCTGCCAGAATTTCGGCCAGTTCTTCGCCAAAACGATTTGGGCCGGTGATGCTGCCGCCGATTTTCTCATGCGTCGAAAGCTCGGCCAGCTTGCGCCATTGGCCATTGGCGGCGCGCTGCCAGAAGCCTGCCGCCGGTGTGCCGCCGGCGTCCATGCCGATGATCAGCGGGCGGTCCAGAATATCCAAAGGCTCCTTGGCCATATGAATATCATCATTGAATTCCTGATAAACCGCCGTGCCGCTTTTGCTGATGCCGGGCTTGTTATGCACCATGCGTCTGGCTTCATCAGGCTTCAGCACTTTCAGCATTTCGGCATAGAAATTCGCGGGCAGCACGCGCATATTTTCCGCATCGGGATCAAGCCCGCCTGGCTGGCGGAATAGCTTATGGCCAGCGCGCGGCTGATCCATGAAATCGGCCAATACCCAATTGTCGAATTCCGGGGCATTGCAGGTGCCCCAGGCGAGCTTAGGATTGATCCCAATGGTTTCGCGCGGGTAACGCCCGCACCGGGACCATACCCAAGCCAGCGTTTCAGGCAGCATCAAATCCACTTCGTCAATATAGGCGAAGGAACCTTCCCAGCCGCGCATGGCTTCTTCAACGCGCTGGTCGCCAAGGGCAATGAATTCCACCGTCATGTGAATAGGCAGGCCATCGCCGGGATGTGTCAGCGCCAGTTCATGCGTGGCCGGGTCGCCGGCACCGCCGCGCCATACGCCCATATTGCGCGGAAACCACTGGTTCCAGCTTGCCATGGTGGTTTTCTCAAGGTCTTTTTGCAGGCGACGGATGACGCCAAATTTGACCTTGCGCACCCCACTTGGCGCGGCTGGCCATAGGTAAGACATGACATGCCCGCGCATCAGCCCGGTTGTGGTTTTGGCGCTACCAACCGGCCCCATAAGGACGGAGATCGGGTTTTCATTTTCAAGGAAGGCCGCGCCAACCGGGCCTGGCGGTTCCCACAAGGCTGCGGTCATGGTGTGTTTGCCGCAGTGAAGCGCACTGCCACGCCGTCATATTCAAGCGGCGGCAGAAGCGCCAAGGCTTCATTCAGGGCCTTCACCGCTTTGGCTGGCTGTTGGGTGGCCATATAGGTTTTGGCCACCACGAGCAGCGTGCGGATTTCAGAAACGGCTTCCGGCACCATCATGATGGCTGCCCTTTTAGCGCCAGCGCTTTATGCAAAATTCCCTTGGCGCGCGTGATCTTGGACCAAAGGACACTGACGCCATGCAATTCCATTTCATTATTGGCGGCGGTATTAAGCTTTTCCACGGCTTCGGTGATCAGCATTTTATTGACAGATGCGAGCATGTGCTTGCCCGCTTCATCAAGCGGCACTTGTTGTTCACTCGCCATTCTCATTCCCCTCACCATCCAAAGCCAATTCCACCGGGATCAGCGCGCATCGCGCCGTCACGCCGCCAAAGCGCAAGGTGCTGCCATTGCTGGCGCCCTCCGCACTTTCCAGCGCGCTTTTCCAGCCGCCGGCGGCACCGCTGCGCGGCTTCCAATGCGTGTCCCGGAAAATCTGCGCTAAGCCCGCATGGCTATTGGCTACGGCCAGCCAGCCAAGCGGGTTCTTGCTTCCCGGGTCTTCCAGCGGTCGGTCGTTCACTTTCATGGGATGAAAGCGCAGCCCAATCGCTTGCAGCACCCGGTTGGCGTCATCGCGTTCACCGCGAAAGGGGCGGCGCGGCTCGCCGGTGTCCGTGTCCTGCAGAACGGCGCGGCCTGCGGCAACGGCAATCACCGTGCCGATGGCGCGCTGCTCGCCAGATTTAAACCCCTGGCACATCATGCTCGTCAGGTGGTCAAGGCACCAGCGCCATTCCGGGCGTTCCTCGGCGCGTTCGCTTTTGGTGGCGTCCACCATGCGCGCCACCATTTCCGCCCGCGTGTCGCTATCGGCTGGGGCGTCATGGCGCAGCACGTCTTGCACCGCCAGCAGCGTGCCGAATTGGTCCGCCTGCCGCGCATCCATCCCCGCGGTCATCAGGCTATCGCGCCAGATTGGCAATTCTTCCTGGAACGCATGCCAGCGGTCCATCATGCGCCGGAAGATGCGCTTGCCCAGCGTTTGCAATTCGTCTTCCGTCACCAAAGGCGGGCGGCCTGTGGTGACGCGCTTCATGTCCAGGAAGATGATGCGGCTGGCGTCCTGCGCTTTCAGCGGCGGGCGCAGCACGGATGCAAACAGGCCCATGAAGCGCGCGGCCTGCGTGATCACTTGCTGATCCGTGGTGGCGCGCATGACCAAGCCGCCAGAGGCGGCAAGGCGCATCAATTCCACCTTGGCATTTAGGCGAGACATTTCCTCCGATGGCTCGGCTTCATCATGCAGCACGGGCACGGCGTCATGCTGTAGCGCCGCCCGGATGGATGGGGCTGAAGCATCTGCCACAAGCCGCGCGTAATCCCCGCGATGCAAAAGCTCGGCAATCACGCCCATCAGGGTGGATTTCCCTGATCCGCGTTCGCCGGCAATCCAAGCTTGCGGGCGCCAGCGCAGCGCGCCGCAAATGAAGGCGGCGGCTATCCAGCCGGTCAGCAAAATCGGATCTATTTCAGGCCGGCGCCATTGCCATTTGGAAAGCAGCGCCAGCAATTGTTCGCCCGGTCCATCCGGGCCATCGGTTTGATATTCGCGCGCCGGGCCTGGCCGGGTTGGTCGCACGGGGTAGATATGCCGCCCGCGCGCGCCGGGTCTTTGCGTGGCGCCGCCGGCAATCAGGGTGGACCCAAGATGCACCACCAAATCGTCGTCTTCGCCAGCCCATGCGCCCGTGCCGCGTAGGCGGTCTTCACCGGACCAAGCGCCTTCCATGGCGCAAGCATTGATCAGCGCGCCGGCAACATCATCCGGCCGGAAATCTGTGACCTGCCCTTCTTTACTGGTTTTGGGCCAATGCTTGCGGAGATAGCTTTCGTTGGGCGCGAATAATCCCCGCACCACATGCTTGGAATGCTGCTTGATGGCCACGGCGCAAAAGATGCCGCCCGCATTCAAGTAGTAATTGGTTGCCCCATCCGTGCCGAGCGCCACCACCTGGCAATCATCCGGCAATAGGCCCCCGCCGTTTTTCTTCCGCGCTTCTGGCGCGTTCCGCACTGCCGCGCGGATCGGCGTCACCTTGCCATCATCGCGCGGCATGGGTGTTGGTTCTGTCACGCTGCTTTCCCCCCAAGCGCCTGGTGCCAGGCGTTAAAATCCTTGTGGCCGGGCGGCGGAAAAACCTCTTTCACGCTGCGGCCTTGTTCCATGTATTGGCGGACTGCCCTTTCCCGCCCTGCCCGGGCTGCGGGGTTTTCGCCGTCCCGGTCGAAGGCCAGGATTAGGTCCGTCAGCTGCGCGGGCAGTTGCACATTGCCCAGATTGGAAAGGCTGATCGCTGCCAGCACGCGCAAGGCGGGGTCATGCAGCGCCAGCGTCAGCGCATCTTCGATGCCCTCACATATCGCCACCACGTCATTTTCCGGGGCCTGCGCCAATGGCCGGGCCGATGCGCCGCGCCAGATTGCAATGGCCCCGCCTTGGTAGCTGCCCAGCACCTTCTTGGCCGCGCGCAAGGGCGCCTTGGTCCAGCGGCCATCCTGCTGCGCCAGCCAGGTGCGATGCGTGGCCACATGCTCCCCACGCCGATTGATTGCCGCCACCATGGCGGGAAGCTCGGCATTGACTTCCGCGTTCCAGCACTTGGCCGCAAAGCGCAGCGCGCCCGGCGCGCGGCCCAGCTGCGCGAAGTCAATGCCGCGGCCTGCCAGATATTCTTCCGCCGGCGTGCCAAGGATGGGCACCGCATCCAGCCAAATCTTCCGGGCCTTGAGCAAGCGGCCTTCATTGTCCAATTCCGCCATGCGCGGTTTGGCGGCGGGCACTTGCGGGGCCTGCTGGCGGAAGGCGCGGCCATCATCGCCCATGCCAAGCCATTGGCGCGCCCAGCGCAAAGCTTCCTTCTTGTCCCCGCCAAAGCGGCAATGGGCTATCAGATCCAGCGCATCGCCGGCACTGCCGCCGCCGTTGAATTCCGCCCATACGCCCGCGCGGTCGCCAGTCAGCCGCACCCCGACACTCTGGCCCGGCGCCCCGGTCAGGTCGCCCGCGCGCCATTCCTGGCCATCGCGCTTGCCGCCGGGCAGCAATTCCCGGCAGAGCGGTTCGATCTGCGCGCGCAAGGCGTTGATGATCGTGTAGATGTCGTGAATGTGGCGCTGGGTCATCCCTCGCCTCTGTGCATTTCGCACCGGAAGATGAATTGGCTTGGCGGCTGGAATAGCTCTCGGCATTTCAGGCAGCGGCGCGGCGCGGGGGCGTCTGGGGTTTGCGGCAGTCTGGCAAGTTTCCGATGGCTTTTGCGTTGGACAGGTTGGCCCCTGACGCAGCCCAAATCCGATGCTCTGCTCCGCACCGTTGGTTCATCCCGGCCAAGCGCATCCGCAATATCCGCAAACCGCATGCGCGGGGTGGCCTGCCGCCCCGCCAAAATCGCCGCGTCTTCCGCCGGCGTGAACCGCCGCCGCCGCAGCTTGCCATCCGCCACCGCCCCCGGCTCCCCACCCTGGAAAGGGGGGGCGAAGTTTTCCGCCCTTCCCCCCGCCCGTAGGGCCTGGGGTTTTTCGCTTTGCTCCCCGTGCGCTGGGGCGGACAGGGAGGCGCGCGCGGGCGCGGGGGGTGGGGGGGGGAGGGGGGCCGGGGGGGTCGCGCGGGCACGGCGGGGCGCGCGGCCTGGCGCGGGCAGGCTGGCGCGCGAGGCTTCCGGCTGCTGATTGGCGATTAGCTGCCGAGCATGGCCGGATGCCTTGGTTTCCCTCGGCTTTGCCTGTTCCTTCAAACTGCTGCGCTTCCAACTCATGCCGGTTCGCCCTCAATAACCTGCTGATTTGCTTGGCTTTCCACTGCCGCGCCGATGCGCGCCGCAACCGCACCGCTCACCATGATCTGCACCGCCATGAGCGGCGCGCCATCCACCTGGATGCTCTGAGGCAGCTTCTGATGCAGGTAGGGCAGCGCTTCCTTGAGCGCGGTCAGGCGCCGGTCGAAGGCTTCCACCTTCGTGCAACCAAGCTGGCGCTGCATCTCGTCCGCATCCATGCCGGCAATCTCAAGCAAGCGCTCTAGCGGGCTTCCGTGCTTGTCTATCAGGTGCCGCACCCATTCGCGGGTTGCGCGGTTCCCTGCGCCTGCTGGGCGGCCTGCGCCGATGCGCGCGGGCGGTGGCGCCAGTTCCGGTGCCAGCGCTGGCTGGTCCAGGGCAGGCCGCGCGGCGGCTGCTGCGGCTTCCTTGATCTGCCGCCGCTCCGCGCGCTGGCGCTCTCGGTGGCGCTGCTTCGGGGTCTCGGCGGTCATGCCGGAATACCCCAGTTTTTATTCCCCGGCCTGTTACGCGCTGCAACGGGCAAGCGTAACAGAAGTAACGTAGTCAGAATAAGGAATATATCTCTCTTTTTATGCCTGTTACGGTTGTTACCCCCTGCGCGCGCGTATGAGAACACATTTATAGCGCCAGAAGATCGCGCTCGTGACATTACATGCGCGCGCGAAAGCGTAACAAACGTAACAGGCGCGCAAGCCCTTGATATTGCAGAGGAAAAGGCGTTACACCTAACGCAACGCTGCGTAACATCTGCCACAGCATTGAAAACAAAGGAAAAGCCCCCTGCCCTGACCCCCAAGGCCCTGATCTGCCCCCAAGCCCGCGCGGAATGCCTGCCTTCAGCCCTGGGGGCCGGGGAAACGGGCAAGGCCGGGCTGCGCCTGGCCCGAGGGGCTGGGACGATCACGGCGTAGCGCTGGGCTGGGCTGAGGGTTGGGCGTTCATGCGGCGGTATCAATCGCCGGTGGAATATCGCGCCTAGATGTTTCGTCTTGCGCTGGCGTTAAGACTTCTGCAACCTTTGAGGCGGGGGGGAAGGCTAGGCTCAACCCCTCCGTGCCTGCTGGTCGCCAAGACAAGCCGGCACGGTCGGCAATGATCCAGAGGGGGACCGCATGACGCGAAGGGGCGCGATTTCGGAGCGACCACATGGAAACCGTGTCCGCCCTAACGCATAGCCGGGCGGCTACCTGCGTGGGGCCGCCCAAGGCGGCGATCACGGCTCGCAATTCCATATTTCGCCCATTACCTCACCTTGCGTGGGGTCGTCAACCTCACTAAACGGTGGGGCCGGAGGAAGCGCCATGTCTGCTATGGTCTTGGCTATGGGTGATTTGAAAACCGGGCGCGCGCTGGGTGAGGCTGCGCAAGATTTGCCGGCCATCGGGCGCCGCCTTCAAGCGGCGCGGCGATTGGTCGGGCTGCTCCAGCGCGACATCGCAGCGCTGGCTGGTGTCAGTGAAACCGCGCCCACCAATTGGGAAGCTGGTTTGCGTCGGCCCAAGGTGTCGGAAGTGGCGCGGCTGCTGCCTGTTCTCGGAATTGATCTCGATTGGCTTTATCTGGGCGATGATCGCGGTCTTAACTGGGAAAAACGCGAAGCGCTGGCCAAAACCATTGAAGAAACCGGCGCATCTGGTGATGTCGCGCTTGCCAAAGCCGCCTCCTGATCCGGCTGCAATAGACGATTATTTGATCAACATGCCGGAGCGTGTTTCCGGCATGCTTGAAGAGCGGGCTCTCTGGATTTGGTGGGGCTGCTATTTGCTCCCACCGATTGTGCTTTTCCCGGCTCTTTGGAAATGGCCTGTTGTGCGTTTTCTGTTCGATGATTTTTGGACTTTCTGCGCGCTTTGGTTGGGCGCATTTCCTTTCACGTACTCCGGTTTGGACTGGTTGCGCTTTCGGCTAAAGTGCCGCGAGGCAGCCTTGCGTGCGCGCCACGGGTACTGGCGCGCTCTTGGACCTTTCAAAAGGTGAGATTGGGTCTTGTCAAACCTCACGCAATGTGAGTATGTTTAGCCACCCGCTAAGGAGGCGGGCAGGCATGACAAGCGAAAAGCTTCGCAATTTATCGAAAACCTTCAAGGCATGGTCTGGCATTTCTGCCGGCGTGGTGCTGTCTCCAGATCAGGCGCTGGGCGTCTCGATTGTGCTGCAATCCGCGGCGGATCAGGTGGCCGGAATGGAAGGCGCGCCGGTTCCGCCCTGGCTGGCCGGCGATGACCTGGGCGCCAATGTGGTGCGCTTCAGCGATTACGCCCATGCACCACGCCCCGCGCCAGTCGCACCACGGGGGGCAGCATGAGCGATCTTGAATGGGAAGAAGTGCCGCAAGGCCGGCGCCAGGCGCGCCTTGGCTTGGGCGTTGGCAATGGTGCGTTTCTTCGGTTGGCGCTCCGCCAGCGCTCCGGCGAGACTATCCTTGAATTGAGCATGAACGAGCCTTTGAGGCAGCACCTTAACTGGTGGGCAAATGATCGGCTGGGCTTTTCGGTTGGTTCCGCATCAATGGCCGACCATCTCAAGTTTTACAAGCAGGGCAAGGGCCGGAAGTTTTGCATTCTGAATAATTCGCCGATCATGATCGCGCGATTTATCGCCCCATCAGAATGGAAAGTGCTCAAAGGCGATTTGAAAATTGCGGCTTTCTCATACCAGAACGGGGAATTGGTCGCGCAGGTTCCGGCGCTGCATGATGATTTTTTCGCTGATGAAGATCCAGGCATCGGCCCTGCCGGCCATGAGGTGGCAGCATGACCCCGGGCCAAGTGAAGCTGGCCATGACCAGCGTGGAAGCACATGAAGCGGCAGTGGATGCGCTGCGGCGGTTCCGGTTCTTTGCCGGCGTGTCGCTTGATCCCGTCAAGGTGCAAGTGAAAGTGGGCGATGGGAAGTCGGCGCGGGATATGGTGGAGGCGGAAATTGATCCCGGCATCATCGAAGCGGCGCTGTTTGATCTGGTGCGCAAGCTGACGCGGGAGCTTGATCTGCTCGGCGTGCGAAGCGCCGATAACCTGGCGCGGGATGCTGGCGGCAATGTCGCGGCGTTCACGCCAGCAAGGCGCGGCGGGCCGATATGATCAACCGCGCAATCGAAGCTTCGCCGCTATCGCGTGATGTGGCCAAGTGGGAGCTTGGTGATTTTGATGGTCGGCGGCGCGTTCCCATGCATCAATTGGAAGGGGTGCGCGTATTCAGCGATCATGAAAACGGCATTAGGCTTGTCTGGGAAATCGAAGGCAAAAAGCCGCGCGGCGTCTGCCTGAAAGCGCATGAGGCGCGCGCGCTTGGGCAGGTGCTGCTTGAAGCGGTGGATGATGTCGCACCCTATGCAAAGGCAAGCCGATGATCCCGGCGCGGCGCGTGGCGTGTGCCGATGAAATCGCGGTCATGCTTGATTGCACGCCGCGCGCATTTCACGCGCGCCGCAAGCGGCTGGTGGCGGCGGGCTTTCCGCCACCTCTGCCGGGGCTGGGGTGGCGGTGGGATATCCAGGCGGTCGAGGCGTGGATTTCCGCGCAATCCG